CGGAGGTGCGGCGGCTGCTGGCCGAGGGTGTGCTCTGCCACGACGGGGGCTAGGTCCTCACCGAGCAGGTGCTGGCGGCGCGGACAATGCCGGGCGCGGACGGGCCAAGGTTGGTTTCCTCCGCGGCCGCCGACGCGGTCAAGGCCGCTGCGTGGGCGATCGGGGACTGCCGCCGCCAGCCGCCGCCGCTGGTCGTGCTGACCGTGAAACGCTGAGCGAGGCGGCCGCTAGCTGAGACTGGTTGTCGTTATCGGTCGTACGATATGGGGCATGGCATGGTGGCGCCGCCGGCGGCGACAACCGGCCAACCCGATCAGCATCGGCGATCCGGCGTTGGCCGAGCTGTTCCGCGTCGGCCCCGGCAACTGGTCCGGGGTGGCGGTGGGGGAGACCACGGCGCTCGGGTTGTCTGCCGTGAACCGGGCGGTGAACCTCGTCTCAGGCACGATCGCCATGCTGCCGATGAACACCGTCCGCGAGGTGGCCGAGCTCGTGACCATCATCCGGTCGGTGTTCGACGATCCCGGCGACCTGGTCGGCCTGACCCCGTTCGAGTGGAAACAGACCGTCATCGCCCACCAGATGCTGCACGGCGAAGCGTTCCTCGCCCACGTCTACACCATGAGCGGCGCTCTGGCGGGGCTGGTACCGATCCATCCGGACAGCGTGCAGGTCGACCCTGCGCCGCGGCGCGGCGTCTCCAGGCTGGAGGTGCCCTACCGCAAGACGTTCCAGGTGATCCTGCAGGACGGGTCGCGGCGCACCTTCACCGAGGCGAGGATGGAAGCCGGGCAGCTTCGGGGCGACATGACGCACTGCCCGGCCCTGTCGATGGATGGCCGCCGCGGCATCGGGCTGATCACGATCGCCCGTAACGCGCTTGGTGTGGCCGCCGCCGGCGACCGGGCCGCGGGGAAGATGTTCAGCGAGGGCGCGTTGATGTCCGCGCTGGCCACCCCCGAGGAAGGCGAGTCGTGGGGGCCGGACGACGCCAAAACCATCAAGGCCGACCTGGACCTGAAGACCGCCGGGTGGGAGAACGCAGCCACGATCGCCGTGATCAATCGGCGGATCAAGCTGCAGAAGTGGCAGCAGACCAACGAGGAGGCGCAGTTTCTCCCGTCGCGGCAGTTCCAGATCGAGGAGGTTGCCCGGTTCACCGGCGTGCCGCCGCACCTGCTCATGCAGACGGAGAAGCAGACCTCGTGGGGTACCGGGGTGGCCGAGCAGAACCGTGGCCTGTCCCGCTACACCCTGGCGCACTGGACGGCCCGCCTGGAGCAGCGCCTGTCCCGTCTGCTGGCCGCGCCGCGGTCGGTGCGCTTCGACTTCCACGAGTGGGAGCGGCCAACCCCGGAGCAGGAGGTCGACCTGCTGGTCAAGCAGATTCAGGCGGGTGTCATCACGGTCAACGAGGCGCGGCTGCGCCTCGGCCTGGGCCCGATGCCCGGTGGGGACTCCCTCGCCGGCACGGCCGCCGCCGAGCCCGCCCCGCAGGAGGTGTTGGCGTGAGGGTCGCCGACCTGCTTCCCGGCCACCTGGCCCAGGTGTGGCAACGCGGGCACAGCCCCCGCACACCGGGGGACGGCTGGTACCGGATCACGAACCGGGCCGGCGACGACGAGCGCACCATCGTCGACCTGTACGACGAGATCGGCTTGTTCGGGATCGCCCCGGCGCAGTTCGTCCGGGACCTGCGGGCCATCGACACGCCGGTGATCGAGCTGCACATCAACAGCCCGGGCGGCATCATCTACGACGGGTTGACCATCTACAACGCGCTGATGGACCACCCGGCGCGGGTAGAGTCCATCGTGGACGGGATCGCCGCCTCGGCCGCGTCGTGGGTGTTCCAGGCCGCAGCGCTGCGCAGCATGAACCGGCACACGGAGATGTTCATCCACGACGGCTTAGCGCTGACCATCGGCAACGAGGATGACCATCTGCGGATGGCTGCGGACCTGGGTCGCCTGTCCGACACGATCGCCGGAATCTACGCCGGCCGGGCCGGTGGCACCGTGGATGGGTGGCGCGCCGCGATGCTCGCCGAAACCACCTACACGGCGCAGGACGCCGTCGACGCCGGCCTGGCCGACGAGGTGCTCGGCGGGCTGGCTTCGGACAGTCGGGTCGCCGAGCGTGCACGCGCCCGGGCCAACCTCCTGGAGAGGATCTTCTGATGGTGAGCAAGCCAACCCCGCCCGGCGACGACGCGACCGTGGAGGACTGGCACGAGTTCAAGGAGTTGTACCTCGGCTGGGTCGAGTCCGCCACAGATGCCGAGCTGGTGGCCGAGATGGTCAGCATTCCGGTCGACGGCCGGCCGCTGTCGCCCTCCGAGGCGTGGCGGTTCTTCGAGTGCGAGCAGCGCCGCAAGCGCCCGCGCCGCGACGCCGCCCCCCGCACCGCCGTGAAGAAAGGCTGACCACCGATGGCTCCTCGCGCGCAGCAGCGCCGCCGGTTCGCCCCGCTGAACCGGGCCGGGTCCGGGCGTAGCACCCCGCCGGCCCCGCGCACCGGCCCGGCGAACCCCCCGCCGAACCCCCCGTCGGCGGATCCGCCAAGGGATCCGCAGACTCCCCCCACCCCGGAGACGATCGACGACATCCGCGAGCAGATGCGCGATTTGGCCGACGCGGCTGGGGTGCGGGTGCTCACCGATGCGGAGGCGACCCGGTTCGAAAACCTTGAGTCCGCGTTGGCCCGGGCTCGCCGGTCGGAGAACATCCGCCGCCGCCAGGACGGCTACGAGCAGCCGGTGATGGGGGACCTGCCGGCCCTGATCGGCATCCACACGAACCCGCGCGACGACACCTACAACGCCGCGTTCACCAACTACCTGCGCACCGGACAGCCAAACGGCGACCTGGTCAACGCTCAGGGTGTCGGCGCCGACCCGACCGGTGGCTACCTGGTGTCGCCGCAGTTCCGGCAGAAGCTGGTCGAGGTGCAGAAGGCGTACGGCGGCCTGGCCGCCGAGGTCGACTCCTTCGACACCGAACGCGGCGGGGACGTGGAGTACCCGTCCGTGGACGACACCGCCAACCTGGGGGCGATCACCGCGGAAGCCGCAGCGTTCGCCACCGGCAACGACCTGGTCTTCGGCACGGTGACCCTGAAGGCGTTCAAGTACACCTCCAGCGGCGGTGACGCCGCCGCCGGCATGCGGGTGTCGTGGGAGCTGCTGCAGGACTCGGAGTTCGACATCGAGTCGCTGATCGCCCGGGTGCTGGGCACCCGCATCGCCCGCAAGCAGGCAGCCGACTGGGCGTCGGGTGCTGGCACGGCGCTGCCGTTCGGCATCGTCCACGCGGGCACGACCGCTGATGTGGTCCTCGCCGCCGGCAACGCCATCACCTACCAGAAGATCCTGGACATAGAGTCGGCGCTGGACCCGGCCTACGAGCAGAACGCCAAGTGGTGCTTCAGCAAAGCCGCCTGGCAGAAGATCCGCGCGGTGGTCGACGGCTCAGGTCGGCCGCTGGTCGACCCGCAGACCGCCGGCATCAACGGCCGCCCCGCCCGGGAGCTGCTGGGCTACCCGGTGATCCTCGACCAGCAGATGGGCAACCCGGCCACCCTGTCGCAACGCTGGGGCGTGCTGGGCGACCTGCGGGAGGCGTACACGATCCGACGCGTCTCCGAGTTCGCCCTCGTGGTGAACCCGTACAGCCGGGCCAACAACGGGCAGACCGAGTACTCGGCGTGGCAGCGGGCCGACGGCAACATCCAGAACCGCAAGGCGTACGCGATCGTCCAGAACAACGCGGCCTGAGGGGCGAGCGGGGTGGCGTGGAAGCCGGAGCCGCAGACCGTGGATGGTTGCTGGCTGTGGGCTGGCGGCAAAACGGCCGCCGGGTACGGTCAGCACCGTCGCGTCTACGTTCACCGTGCATCCTTTGAGGCGTACGTCGGGCCGATCCCCAACGGCTATCAGGTCGACCATCTGTGCCGCGTCCGCGCCTGCTACAACCCGGCGCACCTCGACGCGGTGTCAGAGGCTGAGAACGTGCGGCGGCAGCCCAACGTCATCGCACAGCTTGCTCGCACCCATTGCCCATGGGGGCACGCCTATGACGAGTCGATGCGTCGGTCCACCGGCAAGCGACACTGCCGGGCGTGTAACCGCGAGAAGGAACGCGCGCGCCGCAAGCGCAAGAAGATGATGATATGAGTTGGCGGCCCGACTACATCACGCTGGTGGAGCTGCGCGACTACGTCACCCGCTCCGGTGAGACAGCCGACGACGCGTACCTGACGGTCGCCGCCGGGGCCGCCTCCCGTGCCGTGGACCGGCACACCAGCCGCCAGTTCGGGAAGGTGGACACCTCGCAGGCGCGCCGCTACACCGCCCGCTGGGACCGCCGGCGCAGCCGCTGGGTGGTCGAGGTCGACGACCTGTACTCCGCGGCCGGCCTGGCCGTCGCCGTGGCGGCCGGCCCCGTCGACGTGTTCGACATGGAACCGGTCAACGCCCTGTCCGACGGCAAGGTGTACGAGCGGCTGGTCATCGACCCGGCGTCGGCGAACCACCCTGCCGGCCGGGCCGAGAACGAGGTCACCGCCACCACCGACAAGTGGGGGTGGGCGGCGGTGCCGACAGCGGTGCGCAACGCCACCCTGCTGCAGGGGTCGCGGTTCTTCTCCCGCCGCAACAGCCCATACGGCATTGCAGGTAGCCCGGACCAGGGGTCGGAGCTGCGTCTGCTGTCCCGGGTAGACCCGGACGTGGCGGTCAGCCTGGGCGATTACCTGCGATGGTGGGCGGCGGCGGCGTGAACCTGGGCAGCGTGATGCAGGCAGTCGCCGACCGGCTGGACACCATCACCGGGCTACGAGGCTTCGGCTTCCCGCCGGACTCGGTGACCCCACCGGCCGCGATCGTGTCCTACCCCGACGAGTACCACTTCGACGACACCTATAGGCGGGGCATGGACCGGCTCACCCTGCCGGTCGTCGTGGTGGTGGGGAAGGTCAGCGACCGCGCCAGCCGTGACCAGCTCGGCGTCTACTGCGACGGGGTCGGCGCCTCATCGGTCAAGCAGGTCCTCGAAAGCGGCACCTACACCGCGTTCGACTCGCTCGTCGTACGCAACGCCACCTTCGACGTCGTCTCGATCGCCGGCGTCGACTACATGGCCGCCCTTTTTGACCTGGACGTCGTGGGTCGGGGCACGGCATGAGCGAGAAGACCCTCTATGCCAGCGCGGCCCGCACCGCGACACCGGCCGCGGTGTCGTTTCGCTGCGACCGGGTCAAGGCGCTGCGGCTGGTCATCGACACCACCGCCGTCGGCGTCACCCCCAGCGTGGTCGTCACCGTCGACGGCCTGGACTCCCTGTCCGGCAAGTACTTCAACCTGCTCACCTCCACCGCGATCACATCGGTGTCCACGCGGGTGCTGGAGGTTGGCCCGGGCCTTTCCGCATCGGCGAACCTGGTCGCCAACACCTACCTGCCGGCCACGGTGCGGGTGAGCATGACCCACGGCAACGGCGTCACGATCACCTACAGCGTCGCCGCACACCTGGTCCGCTGAAAGGGGGCTGGTTCCGTTGGCGTTCATCCACGGCAAGAACACCGTCATCACGGTGGCCACCAAGGACATCTCGCAGTACACGTCAAACTCGGAGCTGACCCGCGGCGCCGACACCCACGACGTCACCGGCTACGGCAAGGACGCCCACGTCTTGGCCGGCGGTTTGTTGAAGAGCGAGCTCA